TTAACACCATTTGTTAATACCTTGCGCGAATTAACCGGTGAAGTCTTGCCAGACGATATTCGTAATAAGGTAGATGACGGATTCATGGACGAGGATGCGGGCAGGGAACTATCAAGAGCAAGAGCCGAGGCAGACAATCAAAAACGGATAAATGACAGAGTAGCAGCACAACAAACAAACGTGCAAAGCCAACAGCATAAAGATCATTTAGCCAGAACTGTTACTGCTTGGGAAGATAACGCCCGTCAAAGTGATCCAGACTACGACCTCAAACAAGATGAGATTGATGATCGTGTAAGGGTCTTAGTTTCCGAGCGTGGCAGTCCAAACACCGAAGAAGATGCGATTTCTATGGCTAATGAAGCCTATGAATCGGTGAACCAGAGGTTTAAAGCGCGAATGGGAACCAAAAGGGCAATACGCACGGCATCAGGTGGTAAACTTGGTGGAACTCCTGTTGCGGAACCAAAAAGCCTGTTGGAAGCAGTGCAAAACGCCGTAGCAGCCGGTTCTTCCTAATTTTGGAGTAAACTAAAATGGCATTTTCTTCAGCCGAACTGGCGAATATCGCCAACGCCGCACTCGATTATTATATCGACAAAGGCAAGGTGTATGCTAACTCGCTTCAAGATAAACCTCTCCTCGCTGCTATGGACAAAGGCGCAAAGACTTTTCCAGGCGGTAAAGAGAATGTTTCTCTTGCAGTCAAGGGCGTTTATACAACTGGCGTTGCTGGTTATACGCACAACGATACTGTTAGCTATTCAAATCCAGCTAACATTAATCGCGTCAACTACCCTTGGAAAGAACACCACTCTGGTATTTCGCTAACACTGACCGAATTGAAAAAAGACGGTATCAGCGTTACCGATTCACTAACTGGTGCATCAACTTCCAATCATTCTGGCCGTGATAGCCACGTTCTAGCCAATCTTCTTGAAGATAAGCTGGACGATATGATGGAAGGTTACAGCAAAGGCATGAACACATTGCTTTATGGCGATGGTTCTGGAAGTGCAACTGCACTTGCTGGCATCCGTTCTGCAATTGTTGATAACCCAGCTGCATCAGGCACAACTGTTGGTGGCCTTTCTACTGTGACAAATACATGGTGGAGAAATCGCGCAAATGTTGCCATTACAACATCAGCTACCGGTCAAGAATTGATCGAGTTGCTTAACACTGAAATGCGTCAATTGAAGCGTTTTGGTGGCAAGCCAACTATTGCTGTTTGTGGTTCTGCGTTCNTAGATCGTCTTTCTGACGAACTGCGCCGCAATGGTAACTACAGCCAGACAGGCTTTGCCCGTGGTCAAGATATTTCAATGGGTGAGATTACATATAACGGTTTGGTTTTCCGTTATGACCCAACACTTGATGATCTGACCATTTCTGGCAAAACCCCGTCAAAGCGTTGCTACATCATCGATCCTACTAAACTGTGTATGTATTACATGGATGGTGAGAAGATGAAGCGTCATGCGCCAGCCCGTCCGGCTACGCAGTACGTTATGTATCGCGCAATCACAACCACAGCTGTTCTTACAGCATCGCAGCTTAACTGCCACGGTGTTTACGAGATCGCTTAAATAACAAAAGGGGGCAGCTTACGGCTGCTCCCTTGCTTTAATGAAAGAGGGAAAACATGGACTATCATTTTGTAGCTTTGGCAATCGGAAGTGACATAAATCACGGAATTACCAAAGACTTTGTTACCGCATCGGAAATTGTGGTGCTGCGTAATATTCACGGCGAGACAGCTGTTTCTGAGATTAGGCCAACAGGGTCATTTGACCACGGCTCTGACGAAGAGCGGAATCGTTTGGGAGAACTTTATAATGACGAATTGGTTGCAGAAATTTTTGGCAAGTTTGGCGAAGTTCCAATTAGCCTTGAAGATGCAAAAATTGAAGAAAGCTATATGGACAAAATGTGGCTTAGAGACTCAAAAGAAACCCCTAAAAAAGCAGCCAAAAAAACAACCAAAAAACGTGCTAGGACGGCGCAGGGAGCGTTTGTCGCAGACGACCCAACGACTGACGAGAACGAGGCGTGGGTAGAAACTGAGGAGTAAGGCATGGCAAGAGGCACAACCCTAGCAATCCTGATTAATGATTTGCGTTCCGAGATTGGCCATTCACTTGAGCCAAACCTCGGTAAATCAACTAGGGATGTGCTGATTAATGTTATTCAACGAACACAAAGAAGGCTGTGGGATGATTACGCATGGCCTTTTTTGAGAGTGCAGCGCGACCTTACAATCTCACAAAATCAGCGGTATTACGATCTGCCAGCTGACATGGTGTTTGAACGGATCGAGCGTGTTGAGTTTAAGCGTGGCGATTATTGGGAAAAGGTCGAATATGGCGTAGGTGCTGACCAATACAATCAATACGACAGTGATCGAGGCAAAACCTCAAGCCCAATACAGCGGTATGATACAGCTGAAAACGATCAGATCGAAATGTGGCCAGTGCCATCCGCTAACAGCACGGCATCAACTGGTGATGGAATGATACGGCTGCACGGCATCAAAAACCTTGGCGGCCTTATAAGTGATGCCGACAAAGCAGACTTGGATGACCAGCTTATTGTTTTGTATGGCGCAGCTGAAATGCTGGCACGGCAAAAGCAAGCTGATTCCCAAAACAAGCTGGCACAAGCACAGGCTCATTATTCTCGATTGAAAGCAAGACTAGCGAAATCCGAGACATTTATCATTGGAGGCGGTGAGCCAGAAGGTCTTTATCGCCCAAGAAACCCACCGCTAATAGCATCGAGTTAAATTATGCCATATATACTGGTCGAGGATTTTAGAGGCGGGTTAGACACAAGGCGGTCAAATGTGACTGCTTTGCCTGGCACTCTTGTGTCTATCAAAAATGCTCATGTCACACGGGGCGGCGAAATAGAAAAGCGACCAGCGTTTGTGTCTTTAAGCACGTTGCCAACTAACACGACGGGGCTTGCAGCTGCTAACGGACAAATTTATGTGTTTGGGCATGAGGCTGAATCAGCCGTAACATTTCCATCTAATACTCCGGCAAACCTAAACTATGTAAGATTAGAACATCCAACAAGCAGCGTGGCTTTGACAAAAGTGTTGGCCACTGACTTTTTTAACGGGCAAGTCTATGCAGCTGCGCAATTTGCCGATGGCCGTATCTTTCACTATTACAATGCAGTAAGAATTACGGATTGGTTCGATGGCAGAGCTAGGGCTAAAATACAGATAACAGGCGGTACAGTAGGCGGCACGGCAGCTACGGGTTCTTTTACAATTTCAGCCGGTACAGCCAACCCAGGCGATAACATAAGAACAATTACTGTAAACAGCGTAAGCCTAATTTCTACAGCTGTTGCGCACACGGGGAATAACGCCACTACAGCAACCAATGTTGCCAATGCAATCAATGCCGCGACAACCACTCCAAATTACACTGCTTCTGCATCCGGTGCAGTAATCACAATAACATCTGCAACAATCGGTATAGCTGTCAATGGCTTTGCCGTTGCGGTTCAGACAGACGGTGCAGCGGGGGTAAGTAGCCTAACCAATATGTCTGGCGGTGTTGACAACGCTATTGCAAACATAACGGTCAACGGAATAAATATTATTCCTTCTCAGGTTCCTTGGTCTGCATCCAACAGTGCAACAGCAACCCTTGTGGCCGCTGCAATAAATGATTTTTCCTCTGCGCCAGAGTATGAAGCAACCGCAACCGGTGCTGACGTAAATATTATTTCCAAAGAGTCCGGCACATCGTTTAACAACCTTGCAATCGTTGTTAGCGTTACGGGTAATGTTACGACAGTTTTTAGCCCAACAAGCCAGAATTTTTTAGACGGAGGGGCAACTGATAGTTCGATAAATGGATACACACCAGGCAGTTTTGTGCGTCCGGTCAAAACAAAGATGTATGCGCTGTCTGATAGTTTGCTGCATTTTAGCGGAACAAACGACCCTACTGAATGGAACGATGGTTCAGCTGGCGCTGGGTTTATTAACCTTTCAAACAACGCTTCTGGATCGGAAGATTTGCAAGCGATTGCCAACTATTTTGACAACATTGCAATTTTTGCGCAGCAAGCAATTCAAATTTGGTTTGTAAGCGCCAATGAAAATCTTAACCAGCAAGTCCAAGTGTTAAGCAACACTGGAACAATGGCTCCCCATTCAGTAGTGGAGTTTGGCGATAATGACGTATTCTATCTTGGTGTGTCGGGTGTCAGAAGTCTTAGAGCAAGAGATTCTAGTACGC